CATTTGCATCCCAATAAAAGCAAAAGACATCCATTTTATCGGCAGTTTGAGTAACACTAGGCTTGCTTCCACCTGGCCACTTCACAGTCGCAGGATCTGTATCAGCGGCACCATAATGAGAAGTCCATGTGGTTATTAAATTCTTTGTAACACTACTATGTGTTTTTACTAATACCGTATAGTTACCAGAACCAGTTACTGGAAATATTAACCTTGCATCTGCAACTGTTATATCAGCTCCAGTAAATGTCATTCTAGCTTTATTACCATTGCCATTAAAATCAATATCACAATCAGCACTATCACTAGGAGTTGGTGTCGCATAATGATTAAAAGAAAAAGGCTTGGTAGTAGTAACTGCTCTCTTTGGGGTAAGTTGAATATCTCTTCCATCACTTATTGATATTAAACTACGATTACCTGCACTAGCATTACCTGAAGATAATACTATTCCATAATTCCCATTAGAAATTATAGTTGCATCTGCACCAGTACTTCCAACTTTTATATTTCCACTTCCATTGGGAGTAACGAGAATATCTTCATTAGCGCCATCTGTAATAGTCATAGTACCAGTAGAACTATTGCCTGTAGATAATACTAAACTATTATTACCATTTGATTTAACTGTAGTATCTCCTGTCCCAGCACCTACATTTATAGTATTACCAGCTGATCTTCCTTGATATGTATCAACTCTAGTAGATTCTCCTACAAAATCAGCATAGGCTGAGGCACCTGAGCTACCAGTATTTTTTTCAATTACTAGATTACCAGCATTAGATCGTAATTGAGTATTATAACTTGCAGGAGATTCAGCGGCACCTTGCCCTCCAGCATTAATAATAAATGTATCACTATTAGTCCCATTAACAGCTGCTTGCTTATCACCTATCACTTTATTCCCATGGTCAATAGGAGCACCTTGTAGATGATGATTTGTATTTGGACCAGGAACTACGTGGTTTGTAGTAGGCTCTGTTGTTTGCTTTTTAATTGGATATACAAATGCCCTCACTTCTACTGCTGGGAATTCTACATCTGTTAATTGATTCCCACCCGCATCCTTGCTGGTAACAATTAAATCTTTATATGTTCCATCATCAAACAATTCAGAATATAACATTGTTAGTCCATGCTCATGTATATGTAAGTCAAAGGTATTATTATCTATTATTCTTATAAAATAGCCATAAGAACTAGATTTGGGTCCTAAATATGATACATGAGATGTTAGATTAATAGTATATTTCTCTTGATTACCATTATTTAAAGCAGTAAACCTACAATACAATTCTGCCTTTACAAAAGCTGTTCCTGAATTATGTTTAATTCTATACTTGCCTGGAGTCATACCATTACTATTAGCTACATCAGGGAATTGCGTTGAATCACTAGGAGATTGCACAGGGAACCAACCTGTATCATGACTATAAGATAAATGAGATAAATCTTGTTTCTTTTTACTGCCAAAAGATAACGGTATACTACCCCACATGTTTCTCGATTTTAATAGTAAGGTAGCTATTCCTGCACTTTGATATAGCAACATATCTCCATTATTTCCTTGTGATGAGGTGGGATATTGAGTTACTACAGGTACCATTATTTGTGAACCTTCTGCTTATACGTTATTGATATATCATCTAATTTAAACGTGCTAGGAATATTATAACTTGTAGATGATAATTTTAACAAAGATACCTTTATAGCTGTAACCTTCTTAACAACAGATCTTATAGAAACTGCAGCCCCTACATGCCCTGCAGGTAAACAATATTTAAATGTAAAAGTTTCTGTTTTATTGGCTGTGGTAGGTAGTATCCCTGCAAAAGTATTAGTTGCCAAGTCTGCTGTCCCACTCGTTGTAGTTCCAGATGGTACACAAAAATATTCAACAGGAGGGCCACCTTCTGTATAGAACGCTTCTATCCTTGCAACTAACTGAGTAGAGGCATTTGCTTTATAGGTAAAGTTTAAAGAGTATACTGTTTTTCTTTGAGCATGATTATTGAAATCTATTGCTGGAGATTCGTATAATAATATTTGATGTTTCTCGTTTTGAGCAGCAGAGTTCCACTTCATAAATTTAGCACCAGATGTTGCAGCTCCTGTTGGATACCCACTTGTGTAACTGTTGTAAATACTATTTCTTACTGTTACCACTTTTGAATCTCTAGTTATAATACTATTGCTACGTTCAGTTATACTTTGAGCATCACTAAATTTTCTAAAGAATTGAGTCAAATTCTTTCTATATATATTCCACATAAACCCAACATCTTCAAGATTAGTACCTGCCAGCCCTTGATTGTGAATGATAACATTCTTTTCAATAGGATCGTAAGATACTACAGGCGCTTGAGTACTATTCTCAGTAAAGAGATCTGTCCACCTACTTTCAGAAGTAGTCATTGTTGCATTAGATGCAATACTAGGCAGTGCAGATGTTACATCCAATCCAATTTCAGAAAATAAGTTTACTATCTGCTCTCCATCAAAAGCATATAAACCATTCTTACTAGCCCATACTACTCCTTGCTCTGTCTGAGTTACTTGACAAGGATTTTTAACACCTGTATGTTTTGCAGAAGATTTCAACATTTCCAACTCTTTAGAGATATCAATAGCATGTACTACATTTTCTTTAAATTGCAATATGAAATTTCTCCAGGCTTCTAAATGAACTACTGTATCTGCATCTGAAGCTGTTACATCAATAAATGATTGCTTGGTAAATACATCATATTCTCCAAAAGCAGTTTTCATCATTCTATCTGGATAATGAACCCCATCAAATTTAACATTACCTACATATGTTCTACCGTTTGCAACTACTGCAGTTTTATAATAACAACTTCCTATATCTTTATCAGGGTATCCATGTATAGACTCAAACGTCTCATCACCTATAGAACGAACTGTTGCTTCGCAAAAATGAACATGCCCTTGAGCATCAGGCCAGTGACCACTTCTTCCATTATAAGCAGTTCCACCATAAGTATCTGTAGCAATTTCACTTAAAAATTTAGCTCCAGCAGGAGCATGCCATTCAGTATCTCGTCTTTGCCAAGGATTCCAACTAGCAGAACCTGCACCTCTCATCCCTCTTTCGTAATCAACTTCACATAATAATTTCTTTGAAGAAGTTGTAATATAAACATCTTTCTCGGGATCACTAGAACGCTGCTCAATATATACTCTATATCCTTTTATTCTTGGATTGGCAAAACATGACAATCCATCATGCAGAGCTCTTAAATTAAACCATCCTGTCCCATAAACTCGTCTTGAATAATGCTGATTTGAGAACCCAGACCCTGGTAAATTGAAAAAATTAGGAGTTTCTGTTAATGCAGATTCTTGTCCATTTTCATATACATATCCTACATACATTCTCCATCCAGGATTAGCAGTAGTTCCTTTAGCTAAATATATATCTCCATGCCCAACAATCTCCGCATCCACATCTCCACCTGCATGGATATCTGGAGAGCCATCGTGTCTAAATGAAGGAGAAAAGAAGGTACATCCTTTTCTTCTTAATCCCCAATCTCCTGCGTGTGAAGAATTTTGAGAATAAGTATTATGAGCATCTATGCTCAGAGGTCCATTTATACCTACGCAATACCCCATCCCACCTCTTTCTTGAGAAGTACTTTCTCCATTTACTAAATGACCATCTTCGCATCCAAAGAAATTCCACAGTACAACAAAATGATAATCCCAAGTAAACCATGCCATGTCATAAAACATAGTTTGACTAGTTTGATCTGCTCTACACACACCTTGACTGGTTCTTCCATCTTCACCTGCTGGAGAATCTGGGGTCCATGTACCATTCCGAGGAGTACTATTTTGTCTATCACTCTTAGTTCTATCTTTCCAATCATATGGACCTCTATCATCTGATCCACTTTGCCAAGTATGATCAGGACCACTCCACCAATACATGCTATGAATTTGAGGAGTTTGTAGTTGTCCATGCCCTGTATAATACCAATTCCAATTAGTACTTCTACCAGGATTTGCTTCATACTTTTGAGATGCTGAACCTCTATCTAATACCCAGCAATCAGTTTTTGCACATGCATCATCATCAGTTACTCCAGCTTTCGCTATTTTATCTTCAGGAAATACATAACCATCGCCTTCAGTATTACTAAATAACTTCCCAGATTTTACATAACCCAACCACAACTTAGTAGAATACCAAGGATTAAATCCTCCGTCACTAATTCGTATTGCTCCATTTGATGTATAATATACAGGATAAAAAGTTTCTGCCCATTTTTCTTCATCCACTAGAGCAGTTCCTGCATAAGTTGCGACTGTACCATCATAAGCCCACCACATACCATCAAATCCACCCATTCTTACATCTAATAGCCATCCCCCTTCTCTATTAGTACCAGCTTCATTTTCTTTAATATCTCGTTCATATATATGCAGGGTGCCGTTAGCATATCCAGGTTGAGTAGCTACACTATTACCATTCCTATGTTTAGAACCTAAAGCATAATATTCCGTAGGATTATTAGTAATTGCACGTGGACCCCATCTAAAATTACAATTTGGTATATCTAAATATTCACTAGTAAATCCATTTGAACCTGATCCTACTCCATGAAGATTATCATAGTCACTAGTAAAATAATGCAGTCCTCTCCCTGGAATGCCAACATAATTTCCAGGAGGCTGCCAATCTTCTAAATCATCATCACTTCCATCATCTTCATATCTTTGTCTAATCTCCCAAGCTCCACATAATCCAAGTATGCCAGGATTCCTATTTATATCAAACCCCATACCTGTAGCTATAGAAGTTGGAGCTTGATCTTGTCCATGTTCTCTTTGAACAAGACCTCCAACGAAATCTCTTATAGATAATGATTGTTTAGGCATATTTTATTTTTCTCTTTGAAGTACTGGAAGAGCACCACCGCGGATGAAGATTGCCAACTGTCGCGCTATATACGAAGGAGTATGAAGACGTTGAGGAGGCAGCACTCTTCCATTTCTTTTTTCTTTTCATTATTTCATTATTGCTTTTTTAACACAAGCTTCTACAGTTTCATAGATAGCTTCAATAATCTTACCTTCTGTCTTTTCATTAATAATGGGAACATTAATATTGTCATTTAATTCTTTAACAATCTTATCTTTCATCTCATCATTAAATAGGTAGTTTGCGATCATTTCTTTCATTATTTTTCTCCTTTTTAATAATCTCGTTTACGTTTAACAAATTTCTCTTTTAAGCCATTTCCGCTTAAACTAGCCATAATTTCAATGATTGCACTAATAGAGGACTTTATCTCAGCTTGATTCATTTGCATCCCTTTTTGGGCATCTATGAGCTTAATAAGGATACCTTCTAGTCTTCCAAAGGATTCTCTTAGTTCTTTTTGCAATTCATCTTGTATAAACTTATTTTGTTTCCATATAAAGAATCCAAAAGCTACACTCATTGCGACTGGAACTCCAAACGTCTCTAATACTGAAAGAATATCCATTACTTACATGCAACAAACATTTCTAAATTAACAGCAGCAGTATCAGCTATTGCATTTATACTTGTTAATTTTTCAAGAGTAAGTCCACCAGTATCACAATAATCATCTACTCCAGTGATAACTGCATCATTCTCACCTATTAAATAACTCATTCCTGCATCTAGTCGTACAGCAAAATCCGTTGTACTTTCTCCTAGGAATCTTAATTTAACAAAATTCAAAGCATCTAGATTGGTAACTCTTACATATTGAACATCGCTAAACACATAATCTCCTCTACCATTAGCTGCACCAAAACTACATAAGGATTTCTGACTAGTAGGAATATTAATAATCCTATGAGTTACTTGATTAATATTAGCAATATTAAAAGTTCTAACCGAACCTTCATCTTTTTCATTCAAGGTTATTGTTTCTGATATTGTTACTGTTAAATTTGCTGGAACTACTTTACTTGCCATATTATTCTCCTATGCCCCTAAGGCTACCATTATTTCAATATCTGTTTCTGCGGTTGCTTCTGATTGAAGACGAACTACTGATATATCCTCAACACTCATAGTATTCAGGTCTACTCCTGCATTGAAGGTAGCATTAAAAGAATGCAATATAAAACTTTTACCTTCTTCCAATAAATACCACATACCTTCCTCATCGGTGTCGTCTGAATCATCATCTCTTGCTATGTGAACTTTTACACCTTCACCAGCCGCTGTCATTAGGTTAGTTATTCTCATATACTTAATTTTAGTTACATCAAACAATGCTTTCTCTACAGCTGACTCAGTACCTGCTGTTGTGGCAATAACTTCCATTACTCCACTTCCTGAAGCAGGTACAGTAACTATACGTTTATATACTTCGGCAACATCTGCAATATTCATTGTTTGAGTTGAACCAAAATTTCTATCACCTAAACTGACATTCTCCGTAAGAGTAACAGTCATATTTGTAGGATCTATTGTTGTAGCCATATCTTATCCTTTTATTAATTTACCCCATAATGAGGTTTTGCCTTTTATAATTTCAACTACTTCTACTTTAAAATTCCCGCCTTTAAACCAATCCACGATAGCAAATGCATGATTCCAATTAGTAAGTAACCCTCTTAACCAATCTTCATCTGCTTCTATATCCTTTAAACATCCTAAACTCCATGAGCTTAATGTACCTCCTGCAACAGTTTTAGTATGTCTTTGCAAATCATGTGTGTGTCCATACATTATATTCTGTCCATATGCATCTAAATGTTTAAATGCATGATACTTTGATGTGTATTTTCCATGAGTAAAACTCAATTTTCCTATTCTTAAATTCTTCTTTCTATTATAAGGATGGTATTTATATCCTCGCTCTTTTAATCTTAATGCATTCTCAGTCATATACTGCTTTAAATAAGGATATCTTTCTACAAATTTATCTAACCATACCTCATGATTACCTTGGACAAAATGTCTTTCTTTAACTCCTGCTTTATCTAAAGATTCATCTATCCAATCCATTCCAGCATTAACTTCATTAACATCTTGATCTAACAATGGAATTAAATCTTCCATAGGTTTTGCAGATCTTCCTCTCCAATAATGAGTACTAAAATAAGACCATTCACCTGTATCACCTAAATCAATATAAATATCTGGTTTAACTATTTCTATTGCTTTTTTAACAACACTTATTGCATCTGGATCATGCAATGGGAAATGCTTGTCTGGTGTTACTATTGCCCTTTTAATAACTCCATTGTTAGACTTACTCATTACTTACGTAGTTCTTTGTATATCTTAACAACTAAGTAAGCAGCTGTTGCTATCCCTACTGCAACTCTAACCATCTCTGGCAACATAGACATAAATTGGACTCCAAATCCACCTGCGCCTACGCTTGCTGTTCTTAATGTGTCTACCATTTTCCTCCCTTATGATGCATCGTTTATTATTGCTGCCACTAAACACTGTGTTATCGTGGGACTGCTGTCAGCAGCAAAACCAGCATTCCCAGCCTCTGCATGAATATCTGCTACAGGGCAATTTATCTTTAAAGCTAATGACTCATTTGGACCTATTTCTATACAATCAGTAAGATTAACTCCCATATTATCAGTAGCATTAGCATCTAAATTAATATACACACTACTAGTGCTTGCTGTACTACCATTTGCCTGTACAGCTAAATTCTTTATAAATAGAAATTTGACATCATCATTAGCTGAATCAATTGTTCCTAATGTACCTTTTGCAGTAGCTTCTCCTTGGAGAAATGTCCCTGAAATTAAATCAGTTGGAGTAACTGCAACATTTGTTATCTTATAATACCATTTATCATCTGCATTCGCAGTTGTAGGAGTATAAGAATATGTTGTATTATTAATTATCGTTACTATCTCATCAGGTAATAACTGTGCACTACCTACAAATTTTGCTATATCTGCCATTATCTTGTCATCCCAAATCCTTGTATAACAGTAGGACCATGCTTCCTAGCTGCTACATTTTTCTCTATCTGTCTTTTAAATTCCCTTAGATACATTTCTCTTGTCTTGAAATCCGAAACATCCTCAGCTAATTTAGCTTTAATATAATAAACTATAGCTAAAGCTTGATACCTTGGAATATCTACTACACTTGACTCATCTACTAGATTAGAAGCAGGCATATAAGTATACTCTAATTCTATTCCAGTATCTACACTTGATTTTGGACTTACATAATTATAGTCTTCAGGAACACCACTAGACATCGATGAACTACTAGGAATCCATTGACCACCTGCAGCTTCACAAGTATCTTTAGTGCTATATCCACTTATAGTACAATGAGCTACAGCTAGATTATTTCTAGATCTACTGTATTCTTGTTCTACAATAGCTATCTTATTGCCTTTTAAAAAGTATGCATATTTCTTAGATGCCATCTGTATCCTCAGTTTTAGGTTCATATAGCATTCTAGGTATAGTTCTATAAGTCCCCTCAGCATTATCATGATCCTTACATCTAATATCCAGGAGTTTGACTAGATCAGCAGGTAAATCATAGAACCTTTTACCTTCTACTATATGTATTCTTGTAGTATTAACATGAGTTTCAGAGATAGTATTCATTTCTTCTAAAGCATCTTTTATGTATGCTAAAGCTCTACCAGTCTCATTCATCCCTGCTCGTTCCATTATTTCTTCAACTTTCATTCTTAAGCTCCATCATCTATTAAAGCACATACTTTAACTAAGATATTTCCGCTACTTGAATGAGCATGCAAATTATCAATATCTACTGCAGCTGCTCCTGTTTTAAATTTCAATACAATTGATTCCCCTGCTCCTACTTCAAGCACATCTAGCTGAGTTGATGGATTACCACCATCTAAAGTTAACCATACTTTTGCAGTTGAAGCTGTTGATTTACTTGTATCAGAATATCCTAAGTTCATAATACATACCATTTTAACTTCATCACCAGCCGCAAATGCTGTTCCGTCCGTAAAATCTCCTACTACTGCATCTGATCCATAAAATGTACCATTTGTATGACCACCTATTAAATTGGCATTTGAGCCAACTAAATACTCGCCTCCCCACCACTTTACAGCAGTAAAGCCTGATGATGTGTCTACCTCTAATTTACCACCTAATGCTGACTTAAAATCATGATGGATTGCATCTACTGCATCTGTATCAGCATCAGCAGTTATTGTTATTACAGGAGTCATATTAACTGCCCCTCTAGCTGTATCTGCCATTACTTACCTCCCTGGCTTTGTTGTTTTGATGGAGGCTGCATTAATAAAAAAGCTCCATCATATTCTTGTTGTAATTTCATTAATCTTGTTGTCATCCATTCATAGTCAGACTTTACTTTAGCAACCTTTGCCATATAATTTTGTATTTCTGCATTATGAGCTCCCACTTTACTTTCGTTAGAAGCTCTAGTGGCTTGAACATCACTAGTAAACTTTTCTATACCTTTTTCAAAAGTAATTTGATTCTTATTTATATCTGCTTGGTATTTTGAAGTAGCTGCTTGAATATTAGCTTGATATACTGAAACATCATATCCTGTTTCTGCATTATATTCTTTCATAACTTGGTCTACCTCTGCTTGAAATGTTTGAATTGATAATGCTATTCTAGCTTGTTCATTCTGAATATCAGCTTGATACTTACTTATTTTTGATTGCAACTCTTGAATCCAATGTGCTGTAGCTACTTCAATCTCTTCAGACTTATATCTTTGGACTTCTTTTGCTACTTCTTGAGAATATTTTTCAACCTCTCCTCTAAATTTAGCAATAATATTTTGATCGTCTCCTGATCCTAATGTAGCATCTTTCTCTGCTTTCTGTAATTTAGCTTGATATTCTACATTCTCTTGTTCAAATTTTACTCTTGCATTTTGAATATCTGCATTATATTGACCAATACGAGCATTAATAACTTGCATCCTTGCAGCTAAAAGCTCCTCATCCTCTTCTATGTTTATCCAATTATTAGCATCATCATAATCAGGAGATACTATTGGTTGTACAAATGTAGGTACTCCTGAAGTAGGTAATGTATAACTATTACCCCCAGAACTTCCAGAACCAGTCAATATTGGAACTATAGGAGTATCAGGTAAATCCATATCACTTATAGTTGGAGCGTCTGGTAAACTTAACACAGGAGCTATAAACGTACTTATACTTGTTACAGAACTAAAATCTACATCTACCCCAGCAGGAGCAATAGGCATTACAAATGCATCTGGTGCAGAAAATGTTGGTAATGTTTCTGTAATAGTATCTAAAACTAAAGCTGTTAAATTAGAAGGTAGTTCTTGAGCTTTAGCAGCCAAAGAAACATCTAATGATTTCATTCCAGCATATATAACTACTAATCTTATCTTATCTGCAGGGAATGCACTAATATTAGTATCATCATACTCTAATGCTGTACTACTCCCATCTGTAGGAGCATTGTTAATATAATATACTTTAGTCGCTTCACCTGTCTTAGGAACAGGGAAAACATTTATTGATCCATCATCTAACATACACCATACTGGATTATACTTAGATGCATAATTTAAACTATTAATATCCTTTACTCTACCTTGCATGCTTGAAGATACTTGCCTACATTCTCTCCAATCATTATCGATTCCACTTTCTCTAATAACTGAAATAATTCTGGCACCATTCACATTTATAGAATTACTAGTTATTTCAGCAGTAACCTCCGAAAAATAACCAGCATCTTGAGGTCGTAACGATATAACTCTATGAGTAACATCATTTACTCCATCTATTAAGAATTGTGTTAATTCTGTAGTAGTGGGAGTTGTCCCTACGCTTAATCCTGTTATTCCTTCTACTTGTGCTTGAAATGTTGCCATTAAATTCCTTATTTAAAACTACCCCCAGCTAATGCCAGGGGTAGAATTGTTTATTATGCTATGGTTTTGAAGTTTAGGAATGCACTTCCATCAGAAACTATCATAGCTGCATCATGTGCCGCATCTAGCGTTAAGCTATTAACGGTATTTGATCCACTGCTTCTGAAGAATGTAGCATGCCAGCCCACTCCCGCATCTGCATGCGAAGGCAATGTTACTGCTGCTGCTTGACAGATGAATACCTTACCACTATCGTTCTTGGTAAGAGTTACTGCACCTGAAATAACTTCAGCAACTGCATTGCCCCATCCAGCTCTAGAATGTACTGTTTTTGCCATTAGTTACCCCCTAACTTACTTTGCCTGGAACAAAATATTTGATCCAGATATTACCCACTAAGCCAGCTAAAGATGCACTTCCATCTCCAGTTATATACTGAGTAGAAGTCATAGGTACAAATGTTTTACCATTTGTTCCACCATTAACCCCAGAAGTTGCAAGTATAGCTGCAGAACCTACATCTACTCCATCAAGCAAAGTATCTGAACCTGTAGTCCCATTAGCTGCTACTCCAATATCTATAGTAGGACTACCAGTAGCTGCGGTTGTAACATCAAGAACTATGCATTCTACAATGATGTCTTCACCTTCAGGATTTAACCATGATATTCCATGGGCACCAGCTGCATGACCAGTAGCTGTTATAGCAACACCACCATTAATAGGTACTTTTACTACTTTAGGTTGATAATCAAGATGATTATCTGCTTTATTTTGTCCGTATAAAGGATTCGCCATGATAACCTCCTATACCCAGATAGCGTGAGTTTCTGGACAACACCATTCCATTCCCGCTTCTGTTAGTATTTGATCTACTCGTCTGTCGACCCCAGAGTTCTCAAGTGTTTGCACACCTACGTAGACTGATGTATCTCTATTTAAACCATTACCAACTAGTGGTCTATAAGAACAGTATTTCATATTAATACCAAGCATCTTAACATTAGTACCATCAAGGTGGATATTTCTAGCCACATTCATGTCACCATATATTGTAGATATAGTAGTAATATCAATACCAAATACTTTCTTCTTGCCAGCTATTGAGAAATCAGCTCTATAATTTGCTGACTTTTCTAAGTTGTTTCTGAAGTAACCATCTAGTTTATGCAACCAGTTATATACTGCAGTATTGCAGAAGAATACTGTTGCATTTGCATTATTATACCTAGGATCTAACATAGCTGATAAATCATCTAAGAAATCATCTTGTGTCTTAGACGCAAGAGTCATACTAAATGAATTACCATATGTTGAAATAAACTCAACAGCACCTTGTGTTGTATTTATTCCACCTGTAGTTTTTTGTGATCCGAATAGTAAAGATTGCTCAATATCCCATTTATGTTCAATTAGCTTTTCTTTCCATATTCTTGCCCACTCATTTCCTTCATACTTGAGAACAGTGGCTCTGTCTGTGTTATTCATAACAGCTGCAGTCTTCCATATCTGTGTCTGTCCGTGTGAAGTACTAAATGGCTGGTCTTCCCAAGTTTCTGGGTAACCAGTACCAGCACCATGAGCAGTACCTACAACATAACATCTGAATGGTTCAAGGTCTTCTTGAGATTTAGATGAGATTGCTGCGCCTACTACATCATCACCATCAGGCATTCTAAATACTGCCGATGTGCCTTTAACACATGTAGCATTTACAATTGCATGATTAGCTGCACTAGTTGTATCAACTGAATTAACTTTCCATAATGTGTAACCATCATTAGTTGCTGAAGTAAATGCACCACCTGTAGGAGCTTTGTTAATCTTAATGATTTGCCCAGGTATAAAGAACTTTGGTTGAGTTCCTGTTACACCATCGTAATAATCACAAGTTTGCCCTTTGATGTTTACTAAGTTACCTTCAAAGTTATAATCAGTGAAGAATTTAAAAGAATATATACTTGAACCAGCTGTAGCTGCCGCACTTGTATCCGCATTATCTGGATTAGTTGCAGGTACAGAAATTCCTACCTCACTAAACTCTGCTAAGTATGCATATCTTTTTGAATAAGATGAACGTCTTTCAGTGAATTTGAAAGTTGGATCATCAGTTGGTTTTTTTGAAACCATGCTCACGAATCTAAAGAAAGGATCTTGTGCTAGTGCTAATTCTGTTACCCTATTACCGAAGTTATACTTCCGTCTCAGGGCACCCGTATTAATACTAGACTGAGTTCCTGTCAGCGAGCTATGGTCTTGATCTGAATAGAGGGAATTTCCCACTATCGATGTACTATCTGCCATAGTCTATCTCCTTAACTATTTAATTAAGTTCGAATAGACTTTTAATATTTTAAAATGTTATCTATCCAAACAAGTTATCAACGCCACCATCAAGGTCTAGTAAACCATCAAACACATCATCATGTTCTGATTTATCTTTATTTCCTTGAGAGTTGGCTCCACTGGCACTTGTTGGCATGTTACGAACATTTTTCATTTGGGCAAGCATATCAGTACGTGTAGCATTAGCAGTATTAGCTGCGACTTTATCTCTATTAACAAGAAAATGAACATCTTCTAATGTCAATACATGAGTCTTAGCTGCTTCTACAAATGCGTTATAATCTTCATCTGACATAGGATTCGCCTCTCTAAAAGCCTGCTCCTCCTGCCTTTTTTGTATTTCAGCTTGGACCTTAGCAGCATTCTGTTTTTCAGTATTTAAAATACCTCCAACTCGATTCTGCACTAATTGGTCTACATGAGCTTTCATAACTTTGGCACTATCAGAATCACCATCTGTCATTGCTTCATTGGCATCAAACATAAAATCCTCATCAAGTCCTAAACGTTCTTGAACAGTTTTAGCTGGTGCTCCACCATTTTGTAAATATTCCCTAACATGGCTTACAAGGCCACTATCGTTTTTCATAGCTTCTAACACAGGGACAAATGGACTTAACTCTGTCATCTGGTCTTTTAGCTTAACAGCTTCGCGACTACTGTCCTGGTATCGCTTCTTCCAGTCTTGGCTGTCATCTGACTGTACCGTAGTATTGGAGCCACTTTCTTGAGTTGGGGTTGCCTCAGGCTGAGCCATATTGGGGCCTTCCTCGAAGTGGGTTGCCTCATTCGGATCTACTATACTTCCATTAACGTCTTGTTCTAATGCATCAAAGAAGTCACTAGAGCCTGAATCGGACTTTAATTCTGCAGATTCAAATGAATCTTCAGTCATTCCTATCTCAGGGTTACCACTGATTGTTTCTTCTGACATAACATCTCCTTTTAGTTGTTATTCTTCAACATATTTTAATCAGAACTATCCTTCTTTTGCAAATCATTTTTTATTTTCTCTGCATCTAGAGCTAGTTTCTGATTTTGAGTGCTTACATTATTATTCATAACATTACGTAATAATTTTTGTTCTCCCTCTGTCTGAGTATACTGCTTATTCATGTTAGATTTAACTTCTTCTTTCTTCTTATTAATCTCAACATCAGCTTGCATAACCTTTTGCTTAATGCCTGCTTGAACAAGTTGTCTCTCAAGGGTTTCAATTGTTCCTTCTTTATCTTTAAGAGATTCCTCCATTTGCCCAATCTGTCCTTGTAACTGAGCATATAAACTCTTTCTTTTTATAATATTTTCTTTATTCTTTAAATCTGTTTCAGATAATAAAGCTATATCATCTATAACACCTAATTGCATTAATTGCTTTAATTCTTCTAGATATGCCCATCTATTTACAGGGAGTGTTGAACCTGCTACTATTCTAACATCATATTTAACAACACTTATATCCATTGATTTACCTATTGCTTCGCCCATATCATTATAAATAGGTACATTTATTTCGGATTCTTTCTGCTCCTGTATAGCACTTGGTTGAATTAACCTAAATCTTTTATGTGCTGTATATACTGACTGAGCAAATTGAATTACTGTATCACCTAATTTTTTCAAAGAAGGTTCTATAGATGTTGTCATCCATTGTTTAATTCTTCTTGTTCCGTATTCATCTAAAGCAAGCATCCCTCTATATGTGTCACTTGCACCTCCAGAATCACCCATCATTGAGCTATAGATTCCAGCTAAATATTCCATATCTCCCTTTGCTTCCTGTACAATCTGGAAGAATGCATTTGCTAAAGGAGCAGGCATCACAGGTGTAGGTCTTTCTACTCCAGGTCTTATAGGTAATAATGCCCCAGGTGCAGCTGAATACTTCTCCCATATATCTGAATCAATAGATCCTTCCTCATACATCCAACGTAATGATGAACCTAATGATGCATTATGTACCATTATTTGATGTGCTTTATTAATCTCTTGCTGCTTACCTATCAATGGAGCTACTGCACTAATTGGATATGGTGTTCCTGTCCATTTGTAATGAAAAGGAATTAAAGGATAATCTTTTACTCCCTCAGGAAGAATATTTTCTGAGATTAATTTATCGCCTATTACTATTATTTGTTTTATACGAGTATCATAGAATTGAACTTGATCTACGATATTATTAGCAATATCCTCATTTTGCATTAATACTTTATATTCTTTTTCGGATACCACTAGATTTTCTATTTTAGATGCTTCAGCTTGTAATTGACTCATTACTTCTTGCTCATATGCCATCAACTGATCTTGCATCATTTTCTGTTCTTTTTCTAATTCTAATTGCATTCTCTGTGGGAGCATCTTTCCTTCTTCAACAGCCATCTGTAATTGTTGTTGAGTTTCTAAGAATTTAACTTCCATCTCTGCTTGCATTTCCTGAACAGCAACTTGAGCTTGTTCTTTAATTTTATTTAAAACTTGCTTATTGGGTGGAATCCTGTAGAATACATTCATATATGATACTTTAATTTTTTCATATACTTCAAAATATTCAGCTAATAAGTCTTGTTCACCCTTTTCATTTGAAGCAATGCTAGAAGATTCTGTTGTATCGTTATATGAAAATAACTTCTGGTCTCTCCCTCCCATTTCTCTAGTTGACCAAGATTGCTGAGATTGCTCATCGCTACTAGCTTGACTTATCTTTCTTTTAGCATCTGGGAATAATTTCATTAAATGATTTTTAGGCAATACTTTTCTAACTAATACATATGCAGCATCCCTAAACAACATATCTCTAGATTTAGGATCTATATATATATCAAATGGTTCAGGTTGAGTAATAACAACTTCTCCCATTCCATTGTCCATATCACTATCAACTGAAACTAATAGGTAACCAATTCCTTTTGTAATAGAATCATTAATTGTATTAGCATATAAAGTGCTTCCTTCAGATAAATTCCAAATGTAATCACATAAATCAGATAATACTGCTGCGACATTACTATCACTGCCTTCTACTCCAACAGCTTGCCATCTAGGTGTTTTTGCTGTTGCATAAAAATTTAACATTTCTACAACTGGAAGAATCCTATTTATTATAAATGTAGGCATCCCTTGTTCTTCTAAGGAATTTTTTTCATCAGCAGTTAATTGCTCGTCATGTGCAAAATCATATCCTTTTTGATTGACACTTTCCCACTGCTTTCTTGTAAAATTGTTAGAAAGCTTATACATATTCCTAACCTGATCTACTTTTTTCATTATTCTCCTGTAAAGGTTGAACTACCAGCTAAAGTTTGTGCTTCAGATTTAGTTAATATACTAAAGTTTGGGTATGCTTTACTAGCACCTAATGCTACTAACTCACTTAGCACCCCTTCCTTCATAGACCATTCGCCTTTAATGATACAAAAGGCCTTATCGTATGAATAAGCAGGAACTCCTACCTTGCCTGCCCATATAATATCATCCCATGTAGGAGCTGATTTATATGTTATAGTATCATCATCTGCTACTGATTCTACTATTGGATATAGTGCTTTAATTTTAGTCCCAACAGCACTATTATATGCACTGCTAGGTATACAGAAATACATTTCATAATTAGTCAATTTTGTGACTCCTTTTACCTGATTTAAAAATTCTACCCATTTCTCCTTTTGCCAATTCATCTATACTAGCATTACCTATAGATACAGCTCTATCATATATTAATACATCATCAACAAATCCTCTTACAGGATATTGTATACTACCTGCACTTTCCCCAATACCGCTAGAATTAAATCCAGAAACTCCAAACGTATCTACTGATTGTCCAGTAAATTTTAAATCGGTTCCAGTCATTTGAGTATAGGTAGCTTTATAGATTCCATTTACAAATAATTTTTGATTAGTCCCATCCCAAGTTTGAGCTAAATGAACCCATTTATTTAAAGGTATAGCACTAGTAACTGAATTATAACCATTTCCACATCCAAATAATGCAGTAGTACTTCCAGATGCTGTTTGACCTATATACATTCTATGGTTTTTGCCATCATTCATTCCTACTATTCCTCTACCACTAAAATCTGAAACCTTAAGCCAATAAGACATTGTAAATCCAGATTCAGCAAAAGGCAAATAATTTCTATTTCTAACATAACCTACAGTATCTGAAGTTGAAGTTGTAACTAATACATCTCCCTTCCAATTCAATGAACTAGTTTCTCTTTTTTTATTTAGAAAGAAACCTCCTGAATCTGTTGAACCATCTGCTGAACTTGAAAGTAATATAGTTGATTTAGGAGGTCCATTAGAACTAGTATTTTTCCACTCCATATCATAACTACCCACTCTATCAATCCAATCACCTGGACCATCATTTCTCCAATAATGAACTAAACGTTTCGCTTTCACTGAAATAGAAGAATATACGGAACCTGCACCGCTTGCACCATCTTCTAATTGAAAGTATGTTGTAGTACCAGTAGCAGTAAAAGTATATGAAAAATCTCCTGTACTACTTACAGTTTGGTTTAATAAATCAGCAGCTGCATTAGATGTTCCGACTTCTATTACATTGCTAGTACCAACGCTTTCACAATGTCCTGTAACAGAATATGTAACTCCAGCTACAGTTGTCAAAACTTGTTTTGCTCGACAGAAACCATCACCTCCACTATTCATTACCATATTACCATTTGAATAATAAGGCAATCCATCACCTACTGAATGAGTATTCTCTAGTGTCCATCCATTTAAATTTCCATCAAAATTTCCATTTGTTAACATTTCAAAATTATGTGCAGAATGAGTAGTTTGGTCAAGCATTTTACCATCGTTATATAATTCTCTTACATCATCTGCAGTTAAAAAAGCATTCCATATTGAGACATCGGCAAAAGTTCCATCATGATATGATTGAGTTAGTCCACCACCATATCCTATATTTATTTGTCGTGCAACTTGAGTCATTGTATGAGCACCATTGGTATTACTTGCATTACTACCAGCATCTTCTCCATTTATATAAAGACGATGACCACCACTAGCTCCTCCTGTTTTATTAAAAGCTACAGCACAATGTATCCACTTACCACGAGTCATGGTAGTTGCTGTAGTAACGTAACTATTAACTGAACCATCATCACTACCTGAACCAGAAGATGTTTGTAATTGCAATCTATTACTATTATCTGCAGTTATTCTCCATCCACTATTGAGCCAGTTTATATTATCAATAAGGCCTCTATTCTCTCCGTCAGCTCCATTTAAAAATACCCAGAATGCACAAGTAAGAGAATCTGTAGGAGTATAGTTTTCATCAGGATATAACCTTTCATCTGCACCTTCAAACCAACCTAAATTACTATAAGATTGTAATGCTATTTGAGGTATATCTTTTTGTCTGTCTGCATCAATATATCCTGAAGCGATACCTTTTTGTTTTATAGTTATATTATCAACATACATATGTTCCATTCTATATATATAAATATTTTTAGCATATATAAAATCACCAGCAGTTGTAGCGTTTTGACTTCTTAAATATAATCTAGCAGTTAAATCATGTGATGAATCAAGTCCAGTGCAATCAAGCAATAAGTATGATGTATACCATGACCCCCTATGACTTGCTACTAATGCTTCTCTTTGTATTGTCTGGACAACATCTGAATTACCTGTATCCCACCATATAAATGCATCGCCATTTGCAGTTGCATAATCACTCGTTGAAGCTGGAATAAATATTTTCGCCTGTACTTGGTATTTATGTCCTGCTTCTAAAGTAATATCGGATGTGTTTCTTCCAAACCATTGATTACTACCAACTGCTGTAAATTTAGTTGCACCATTACCACCAGCTCCATCAGTGTCTACATTTGCAGCTGCAGCCTGAGCTCCATCCTCAGGATACTTTAACCATCCAGTAGTATCAGTTTCCAATACTGATAGATGAGTAACACTATTGCTAGTACTCTTACTTGTTGTCTGATCTTTAGCATATAAATATGCATTTGTTGCATGTCCTGCTGTAAAGTCTATATA